ATCTACAATCGGCCCGTTAATTTCAAAACCATTTACCTTTAACCAACCTACGTCATAACTTGCGTTATGAAAAACTTTTGTAGCTGGTGTTTTTAAAACTTCTTGCATCCAACCAATCGTTATACCCTCATCCATATTACCACCAGCATCATGATGTATTGGAAAATACCACTGTTGATCAAATGCAGCTACAGCGAAACCAACAATATGTCCATCAAATGTAGCCCATCCAGATCCTTTTGTTTTTATATTTGGATCTTTAGTTTCTAGGTCAATGGCTATTTCTTTTGCTTGTGATAAATCTGGATATTCGTTTGGACACACCCAATCAGAGTCATTATAAATAAAATTTAATTGATGTGTCATTTCTTTGTGTCTTTTAACTTTAATATTTCTAAATCACAATAGTGTTTTATTTTTTCTAAATCTTCTATTGCAGAATTTTTAAATAAATATCTACACACATATTTAATAACGTTGCCCTGGAAGAACGAAAGGTTATTTTTAGAAATAAATTCGTACGGCTGAATGGTAAAATGTTTATAATGAGATCCTCCAATTTGCTTCTCCTGTGGAAAAGCATTCTCAAACATATCTTTGTTTGTCATAATTTGCCTCGTAAGTTTTAAAGTATTTTCCTAATGGAAAATTGTATTGATGATAAGTGCCTAACAAATGTAAAGTTTGTTTGGATCTGGTGGCACCCGTGTACCAAACCCGAAGTTCTTTTACTTTTTCTTGTAAGTTTTTTTTATCAAAATGAGAAGGAAAGTTACATTTACTAGCTAATACAACATTATCTGCTTCGCCACCTTTTACTTGATGTATCGTATCTATTATAATTTTTGGTGGAGCTGTTAAATCTACACCCTCTTTCATTAATTTTTCAAAATATTTTTTATCTCTATCTTTAAATTTTCTCATAAATACTTGATTCCAGGGGCCTTTTTCATCGCGCATACCACACCTTAAATGTAATTCATCAAATGTAAACACTTGATTTGGATGCGCAAAACTCCATCTTTTACTGTCCGCTGACCGGTATCCGTGATCTATGTTTAATAAATATTCATACATGGTGCAGGCTTCCTCTCTACTTATCGCACCTCCATCACAAACTTTATTCCAATATTCTATTGCTAAAAATTGATTCGGATCAAAAGACTTATTTCCTTTTACATCTTGATAATACAAAGAAAGATTACGGGCCTCTTGTTGGAGTTCTCTCTTTACGTCATTGATTCGAGCTAACACCATCCAACTACCATTGAGATGCCAAGGCACTTTTTTTAAACCAGTCCACCTATAAATAGCCCCATCTTTATCATTAGAATAAAATTCTTTTGGAACTCTATTATCTCCCATACTTTGTAATAAACATTTAGAAAAAAAATGTATATTGTTGTTCAGTCTTACAGATTTTTTTAAGACTAATGATCTCCCAGGAAATGTTTGAAATAAATTAACATCAGCTCCATTCCATTCATAAATCGCTTGATCGTCATCTCCCGCTATATAAACTCTATCTACAGACTTAGCTATTTTTACAATCATGTCCCATTGCAAAGGCGTGAGATCTTGAGCTTCATCTACCATTAATACTTTAAACGGTATTACTAAACCGTCTGTAACATATCTCTCAACCATATCAGTGAAGTCTAATCTATCCGGTGTCCGTTGTCCTGTAGGAGTTTCCATAGTTTTAAATTCTTCGTATCCTGCGATAATTGATTTGAATTGTTGTAACCTTACGGACTTTCTAGATTGTTGTTTATACAATGACACAGGATCAACTTTCATATTTCTAGCTCTGTCATAAATTTGTAGAGACCAATTGTTATATACTTTTGCATCATCATGGCCCTCTTTGTAATTAATTTTTACTGTTCCGTATTGTGTATGAAACATAAGCATATCTGCCTTAGGATCTAACACAGGTATTTCTGCAAATTGTTGTCTAGCTAAACTATGTAAAGTTCTAAAATATTTAAAAGCATCCTCATCATAATCTTTAAACTTTGTTCTAACTCTACTCACACACTCATTCACAGCTTTGTTTGTAAATGAAACATAACAAATTTCATCTGGTGAATAACCTTTTTCGAGATAACGTTTTACACGTTTCAATAAATTTTCTGTTTTACCTGTTCCTGGTGGTCCAAATATTTTAATTGTCTTCCCACGAAGCTTTCGGTTTAGTGAATTTGACATCTTTATTTTTGTGCTCTGTTTGTTTTGGTAAACTTACAACCCAATGTCTGCTACTTATATTTTGAAACTTCTTTTTAGGTTGCGCTCCACCAGTTTCTAAAAATCTTGTACACTCTTTTTCATTCCAATTGTAACCCATTTTTTTCATAAAAGATCTAAAAGTTTCTAATTTGAATCTCATTTCACTTTCATCCTTCCAAATATTTCCAGAGTCTATTTGATCAAACTCGGTGGTATCCTCAACGTCTTCAAGAAATCTTGACATTCTTGAATTGAAAACATCTTCTCTTTCTTCATGCTCATCATAGCCTTCCATATCTTGTTTGTTAGATACAAGTTCCTCTAACCAATCTCGATATGGATCTGGATCTCTTTTAGTTGGTTTGAGTGGTCTCCAAACGATATCAAAATTTAATAATTGCTCTCCTAACAATTGTTGTTGATATAATTGTTTTGTAGATAGTCTTATAGATTTACCTTGAATAGGTAAAATCCAATACGGTTCTGGGTAAGAATTTACTTTTAATAATTTTCCTACTTCAGGTAAAGCTTCATTTGCTCCAATACCTAGTTTTCTTTTTATACACTCACTAGATACACAATGCATTCTTGCAATTGATGTTTTACATTTGTAAGCATAATCTTTATTTTCAACTCCTTTAAATATTGCTTGTAATTCTTTCGGGTGTAGCTTTTCAGAACATACTTTAGGCATCATCTCTCTTGTCCACTCCTCATACATTATTGGATCTGGGTTAATTTTTTTTGCTAAAACAGCAACATTAAACATAGCATCATTTCTACCTTCACCTTTTTGAACTTTGTTTTTCATAAAATTTACTATGCAAGGTGGGTAATCTTTTGTTTCATCATCTTGGAATATTTTAATTTTTTTAAACTGTTGTGGTGTAACTTTAAATTTTTTTACAAAATTATATAAATCTTTAATTTTAATTGCATTGCAATCATCATCCATTGCAACTCTTGTAGTCATATGTGCTTTTTGATACGGAAGGTTTAAAAAATTACCTTTACGTTTGTCATCCCATTTTTCGGGAGTTAAATCTACTTCATCTTGTGCAGGAAAAATATCTGTTGTTGTGTCGTTAATTCCAAGATCAGATGCAATCTCAATTAACTTTTTTCTCATCATTGATGCTGCAACCACACCATCAATAAATAAAATTAAGTGGAGTCCGTTGGATTTTGATCTGAATGGGACGAGCGGGTATTTTCTCTTACGAATAATGGATATAAGGTCTTGATGGCGTATATTATAACGATCAACATCGATGACCCCCCAATTGCATGTATTATCATCTCTAATGGGAACTGACCCATAGTAAGCTTCTCCTTTTAAATGTTCTAACCAATGCTCTTTCGTCATCGGTGATGGTTCTAACCAATGTTTGAATTCTGCCTTACCTTTAGAATTTTTCTTACCAGTAGGTTTCGATACGCCAAAATATGTAGTAGAGCCCTGGAAGAGTTCTATAAACTCCTCCAGGGTTTTGTCAAGTAGGTCCATAAATTAAAATGGAGTTTTAGCTACCTGTTCTTCTTTTCCGTGGTTTACTCTCACAGAACCTTTTTTACAACTTTCATAAAACTCAAAAGCTGATTTCATAACCTCTTCTGATTCGACAGGTCCAATGTGTGATATCTCCCAACCAAACCAAGAACCGAGATTATTTTTCTCAAGAACTGTGTTCATACTGTATTGCTGAGTGAATGGGGCTGGTTTGAAAAAACCTTTTCCATTTTTTCTCTGCTGTCTAAGGGACATCATCATAGAATTCCACTTTTTAGATTTTTTTCTTTGAGTGGATTTCATAGTTATGAGAGCTGTTGATGTTTTATTAGACTCAACAACCATTACATAATGAGAAGCTGTTTCTTCTATGTAGTTACCGTTCTCAAGTCTATCTTTGCCATCATCACCACGAGTTGTTTTGCTCATGATATCAGAATCACTTGGATAAACATTAACAGGAGCTACAGCACCCTTATCTCTGTCTCTCCATTCGATGTACTCTAACTTATAGAAACAAGGTATTACTGTTATACCTTTCTGACCATCATAAAGTTCATCTGTTACTGTGTTGTAAATCATACCTGCTCTTGCTTCTGGTATGAAATTACTATCACCTTGAGTTACCTGCGGTGAGAGTTGTCCAAGGACTTTAAGAAATGGTAATGCTAAACTTTTTGAGTCTACATTATCAAAACCTGAATCTGCAAATTGCTCAATATTAAAATTAGCAACAGCACCAGCTTCTTTCTTAGTCGTCACTTCACTCGATTGTCCGTTTTTTATCTTCATTTGTTCTCCGTTATTTGTTTGTTATTTTAGTTTTATTTGCAATATAAACGCCAAACAAATCAAAAGGGATTTTATTTCCACTCTCAATCTGCTCTCTTACAAAAGCTTTTAAAGTCATTGGCTCAACTTTTTCTTTTTTAGAATAAGCAAACCCATGTTCTTCA